GACTGTTACCGGAACCGTTCGTCCCAACTTTTGTCGAGTACGTGTACAAGGTGCGACCGACATTGGGGGTGAAGATTTGTACCCGCGAGTTCGACCCGTCACCCACCGCAACAGACCCATCCACCGGGCTTACCGCAATCGTGATTGGGTTGGCCCCAAAGTACCCGTTCCCTGAACCGGATGACGCATACGGGGCACCTGTCCCGTTGGTGCCTTCACCGAACCAACTAATGAACACCCCCGCAGCACTGTACTTAGTTACTTGGTAGTAATCCTCCGACCAGTCCGGGGTCACCACTGTGCCGTAAGAGGCAACAAAGAACGAGTTGTCGAACGGGTCAACCGCAATCGAATACGGGTTGTTGACTGTTCCCTGACCTGCGTTCGCCGCCGACGCAAGAGGACTGAACAACATCGGGTCGGCACCGGTGAACCACACCGGGTCAACCGTGCGGTCAGCTACAAGGAAATTCAGTTTCCCAGCGACATCTAGATGCACTTTCCGTCCGACAACAGGTGAGGCGACTACGTTTCCCCTGAATTCGCCCGCTGTAGTGTCGGTCAGCGTGAAGTCATTGTCGATGGCAAACACGGAAGTGGAGCGTTTGAAAGCATCCAACGATGCCGACCCGACACCGCCTGACGTGTCACCTGGTGCTACAGGTGTGCACTGTTGTGTGACGGACCATTTCGGGCCGACAGCACCAATGTTTCCTGACCCGACGAGGGTGACGCTAGCGGTCACAAGAACCCCCAAAGCGAGCAAGAATGTTAGAAAGCGTGGTAGCGGTCTCATAGCCGAGCACCCTACTCCCATTGGAGACAGAACGGTACACCCCTGTTTGGGTCATTGCAGCCACGCCCCCACCTCCGCAAGAACAAACGACACCCCAGTGAAGTACTCATCACTCAGCATGAGTCGGTAATCCTTCTTGTACGTTTCCCCAACAAACCGCAGACCGGTGTGGCCGTCACCCGACCTGTGTAGGCCTGTCAGGGCTGGGCTTGAACCGGTCGGCCACAACTGGGCGAGCATAGAAGCAATGGTGAGAGTGGATGCCGCCGATGTTGTGCGGCGAAAATCTACTGCAACGTAGTCGTAGCTGGCTCCTGAGAATGAGGCGTTCAACCGGGTCGAGGCAGTCTCAGAAAGCAACGTCAGATCGGATGATGCTGAGGTACCCGCCCCAATGTTGTGGGCCACACAATGCACCACCGCCGTACCTGTTGCCGCGCCACTGACGCCGAGGTGCAAAGTCTGGTCGGAGGGTATCGGCAGAATGAACGTCGAGCACGAATCGCTAGGGGCCGTATTCGCGGTGGTGGTGATCGCCCATGTTGCTTTACGAATCGGCTGATCGTAGGAGTTAGCTGCCACGTTCGAGAAGGAGGGGGTTACATCGAAAATGTTGGGCCAGTCGCCGCCCTCAATGAGTCCAGGCTCAGCCCACGCGGGGGAGAAAAGGTTCGTGTGGAAAGCGAATGGGTTAGCGAAGTACAGAAGACCTGAACCGTAGGAGCCTTGACGGAACCGCTCATACACCGAGAGCGTGTCAGCGTTGTCTACCTCAAAATTGAACGGATACTTTTTCGCAAACCCCTGCGACTGCTGTGTAGCCAACCCCCCGCCCTCGGAGGTGAACTCTTCCGAATACCCCAGACGGTCAGCAGAGAACGGCAAATCGGGCGCTAACGCTTCAACCATTTTCAGGGTATTACCGAACTTCAACGTTGTCACGATGCCCCCAAAGCTGCACTAAACCCGGCACCACGACCTGTTGAGGTGGCAAGCACAACATCATCAGTCAACAGTTCTACCTTGAACGCCTGGAGCAATTCCTGCATTTGCTGCGGGTCAATGAACACAGGGGCTTGTGCGGTTACCAATGCGGTTCCTGCATCAGGTAACTGCACTGACGGGATAGTGATCAGACTGCGGAGCGAAGCGTTGACCGCAACCTCTTGACTTTCAACACCTTGGGCGAACCCCAACCCAACATATGACCCGATCTCTGCGAATACTTTCGACGGTGATTTGATACCGAGAAGAAATTTGGTTGAATTAGTAACCCTCTGAGCCATCCTCTTGGCGGCGTCCTCCGCCGCCGTAGAGGAATTGATTCCGGCCGCAATACCTGTGACGAGCGCAACACCCACGTAGCGGCCATTAGCGTCCACGGTGACGAATCCTTCTTTCACAGCACGGTCCATCACCGCGCGCATTTCTTGAGAGATACCGCCTTTCGCCAACCCCTCATTTGCTGCCCGAATGTATGCCTCAGAAACCTCCGCGCCACCCTTTGCCGCTTCGGCCTTCGCCACCTCAGATGGGGCAAAAAGGTCGTCCCAAAGTCCCTCGTTGCCTCGGTCCCCGAAGAAGTCAGCAAACGCCTCCCCCGCGTTATTCAAACCCTCAGCTAGGTCGTTGAGAAATTTGGCTGGTTGTGCGTTCGGGTCGTTGGCCCAAGCGAAAGCATCAATCCACCCTGGGGCGGCGTCAACAATTTGGTCGAAGCCGTCCAAAACACCGGGGAGGGCGTCAGTACCCATTGTGACGAGTTTGTCAAGGAGTGGCCCCGCTTTGTCGGCCATGCGTTCGAACGCCGGGGCTGCCGCGTCGAGTGCTGCCGCAATTTTCGGGCCGACGACATCAATGACTTCTTTGAACTTCGGGATGAGGTTTGTATTCGCGTACCCGACCAACGCTGTCATGCCGGGGAGAAGTGCTTCACCTAGAGCGGTTTGTGCTTCTTCAAACCCGACTTTGAGTTGCCGTTGCTGGTTGGCAAGTGAACCTGAGGTGTTGGCTAGGTCGCCTGTAACCTGATTGGTTTGGGCGAGCAGTGACCCGTAGCGGGCCTGAATCTTCTGAGCCTCAGTAAGTTGTTTGCCCTGCTCGGCAATTCCGTTCGCATAAGCGAACGCTTTCACGCTCGCTTCCGACAGGTCAACACCGAACCGGCGTAGCGGTTCAGTCTCCCCTGCTAGACCTGACTGGAAAAGCTCTAGGGCATCGGAAACTTCGAGGTCGTAGACGGATGCGAAGTCTGCGCCACGTTTCGTGAGTTGGTCGATGACCTTCGAAACACTGCCGCCCTGACCGGCGATGGTTTTCGCGAACGACGAGAACCGCACAGCCAGCTTGTCGAACGACGCCCTAGTGAGGTTCAGGCTTGTTGGGGCGTCCTCCGCGAGCGCCAAAATTTCGTCAGATATTTCACCGAACGAAACTTTTACGGCGTTTGCTTGCTCCCCCAGTGATGAGGCAAGTTGGATACCGTCAAGACCGAAATTGACGGCAGAAGAAATTGCGTCACCAATAACCCGCCCTGCACCGAACGCCAACTGTGTGAGGGCAGTCCCCCCAAAGACCTGCCCGATGCCGCCAAGAAATGATTTGCCAAAAGCCGACGACCCCGCCGTGCCAGCCGCACCTAACGCACCAGTTACGCCCTGATTGGCTTTCGACCCGAACCCTTTGAAGTCAGGAAGGATTTCGATCCACGCGGCCCAAGGACTACCTGCCATTTTGGGCCTCCGTGAGCTAGAGTGTGCTATTCCTTGTGGGGTCTGAGTATTGCCATCGCTTGTTTCGCGGTGATTTTCTTGACGATCTTCTTCTTGTCCCACGGTCGCGGATATGGGGTGTGGGGTGGTTTGAAGTGGGCTTTGACTTGTATGTCGTACAAGTCCATCAGGATGGCTTGTTCCATCGTCACCGGGCCTGACCATCCTGCGAACGCTGCGTGAAGCCATGAAGTTGGGTTGCCGAGCAATCCCCGCACAAGTTGCCACACCTCTGGTGTTGGTACCGCCCACAAAGAGGTTTTGTAGATGACTCGAAAATCCTGAACTGTTTCGTTCAGGTGCTCGCCTACTATTCGGGCGAGCTCTTCGATTCCCCCGGCACCGCCTCCGGCATGTTCATCCAACCGCGCAGAAGGTCGGCCAACTGCTGATCAGAAAACAGGCTCACCGTGTTGTATGCGGAACGCCGAAACACGGACAGCCAACGACGCTTTGCGCGAGTTGCAAGAAATTCACGGAACGCCTCATCCTTCTTCTCATCCGGCAGCGAAGCGAACCCGGTGATCGTTTTGAAATCATCCGTGTTGAACCCCGGCAGAAAATATCTGGCCCCATCAACGGCGAAAGGGTGGTCTGGCCCGTGAGTGGTGAAAGACTGCATGGTAGGTGTCCTTAGTAGGTGTGTTCGACAAAACGGGTGTAATGCCGTGTTTTAGGTGTCTGGTAGGTCACTGGTGACGATCTGAGGCCAGATGGGGTGGTTTTGATACTCGCGTACCAACCCGCCCCTGAACGCCGCAAATCGGTTTTGGCCCGAACAAATGTTCGGGTGGTGTCCCAGCCCCTACCAGAACCAGGACACCACGCTTACAGGCTTATGAGCCTTCGAACTCGGAGTAGAACTGCTTCGTGTAACCATCAATGCCAGCGTCGTACTCAGCCTCAATGGTGATCGGCCAACCCCATGTGTCACCCGCGACAGCAACCTGATCGCCAACCTCAACGACTTTGGCGCGCGGTGCGTACTCACGAATCACGTTGTCACCGTCGATGGTGTCGAAGTCGAACGCAATCGCGGGCCACTCACGCGACGGGTCAACAACAAGCACACCGTCAACCATTGTGGTGCCGTGGAACAGTTCAACGTTCTCTTCCGACGTTTGCACCAGAACGAACACGAACCGCACAGCAGCCTCAGTAACAAGGGTGCGCAGCTTTGCGTTGTTCTGCCACGCCCGCCGAGTTGTAGAAGTGACAGGTTGTGAACGGGTCACCCCCGCCGCCGTCGTCAGACCGTGATCAATCCACGTCCCACCAAGAGCGGTCGTCGCATCCGTTGGGGCCACAGCAACACCGTACGTTCCGGTCGCCACAATCCCATCGAAGGCCACATACTCCTCATCTGGATCAGCACTCATTATTTCCTCCTAGATTGTGCCCCGGAGGGCGATCAAACCGTGCAGGGCACGGAAACTAAACGGCGACAGCTTTCGTGTCAGCCGTGAAAGCAAAGTAGTAGTGGGTCAACGTTTTGTCGTCCACAATGTAGGGCACGTCATCATTGACTTCGAACGGGCCGGAAAACTCTCTCGTGGCGGCGATGATAACCGGGCCGCTTTCATCCACTCGTGCACCCGGCAGGTCGCGTTGGCAAATCGTCATGCAATCAAGCGCAAGGTTCAAGGCATCCAGTTCGTCGTCAGCCCACACGTTGATGCCCTGCCCGGAACCAGCCACACGCCCCACGATTAGCCCGCCGTCGTTGCGGACGGTGACCATGCGCGCCATTTTCACGTCAGGCAGTTTCGTGCCCACCCACAAATCAGCGGTGGAATCCTCAAGCCCATCCAGAAGAGTGTTGACAATCACACCGTTAGAGTTCTGCAACCTCTGCGACCGAACAAACGTGCTCATTTGATCAACCCCAACGCCCGCCGCAACGTCCCCCGCACAGCCTCCACCCGCAGACCAATCTGCGGGGCCACACCAATACGCCACGACACACGACCCCTACGACCGTGCGAATTGTGCTCGTAGAAACGAATTGTTTTCGTGTACTCCGGGTTCGGGTCAGCTTTCACCGCCAGATACACAGGCACAGCAGCATCATGCAGAATCGCGGACAACTCCGGGGAGTGAGCCAGCTTAGAAATCGGTGGGTTGCCTTTGATTGTTACTTTGCTCATGTGGCCCTCTTCACGCTGAACTCAATACCCTCAGGGGCGTTGTCGTAGGGGGACAACCAATCACCTAACTCACCGTCAACCTGATAGTCGAGGCCACGAATCGTCAACCGGTCGAACGGGGTTAGGGGTGTCCCCCGGTACCCGTACACAATCCCGCCAGAAATGACACGGACACCTTGCGGTTGCGCCGCCTCCGGGTCGGTGAATCGGGGGGCGAACGCTTTGATCAGAACCGTTGTAGACACATCGGCCTCACGTTCGAGATTCCCGTTGTCGTCACGAGTCGAAGTCAACGCACCCGGTGTTACACGGGTGATGTACTCCCCGAAAACCATCAGCCAGTCTCCGACCAAGTATCTTCGGGTTCAGGGAATGTGTACCCAATGAGCGGGTCAATCTGAAACGCCTTCGCCGTCGTTGTTGTGATTGACAGCGAATCCAGTTCGTCGTCTGTGACCCACAGATAACCGGGCTGATCGCCACCGAACGTGACCATCTGTGAGAACGGGCCAGTGGTTGATTGTGAGGTTCGTGTGCCATCTGGGTTGCGGAACACCCTCTGAACCATTGCCGAAACAACATCAATAATCGTTTCGAGCAAATCCTCTTCGGGAGGTTCCGCATCCAGTCGTGCCGTCAGTGAGGGGACTCGTTTGCGAAGCATTCGCTCCGCACGGTCAATCCACACCTGCACAAGTGCAGAGTCGGCAGGTGCGCCATCACCAATCCACGAATCAATCACATCATCTGGGTCAGTCCAAGACATGGCGCACCTACCTTTCTGCTAGTTAGGAAACAGCGTCGTCGTAGGCAACGAAGTCCTCAACATCGGACATCACCCAGCCGTACTCGGCCTCTGCCAGAACAGCCACAAGGTTGTTCTCGAAGAGGGACACGAGCGAACCGTTGATGGTCACTGACGCTTCGGTCGAGGTGCGGAACGAAATGCCGCCCACAACACCCCACGCAGTCTTCGACCAGTTGCCACCGAAACCAACAGTGTCACCGTCAGCCGACGCCACACCCTCGTTCATGTACGAAGGGCGACCAATCAGACGACCGGGCGAAGCTGCCGCCGTGGTCGTGTCATCAAGTGGGGTGTCAATGTAGATTGGGCGACCCGTCGAGTCCACCGAACGCAGGAACACCGGCTCCACAACATCATCGAAGGCGAACCCGCGAAGCTTACGACCATCGTTGACGAGAAGAGATAGACCGTCAACGATGTCCGCGTGAATACCGCCGTCGCCCTGCGAGTTCGTCCCCAGTTCGACACGCTTCGTAGTCTCGTCAACCCAGTGATCGAACGGACCCGAACCGGTGCCATCACCGCCGAGGTTGTAGAGGGCCGCGTAGTCGAATGCGAGAGCGAACGCGCCCGCAAGCTCCGAACGCAGAACCTGCGCGTAGGAGCCAGGGTTGGCGCGAATGACCTCCGTTGAAGCAACCGCAATCGCGGTCAGCTTCTTCGGAACCATGTTCGCCAACTCCATGCCGAGACTGGTCTTGTGCTTGGCAACACCCTCAGCGGTCCAGTTCGCCGTGGGGCGAGTGGTGACGATGGGGATTGCTTTACCAGAAGCCCCTAGTGGGACTTGACGGGAGAGCGACTGCACGACCGACTGACGTTGCGCGTCAGCGAAGATCGGTGCGGACTGCTCCGGGGTGATGAAGCCCGAAAAATCGGACAGCTTGGTTGGGGCCGAAATGGCCATGATTTCTCCTAAGAGTTGAGCCGTCTAACTGACGGCTTGTGTGAGCATCGCTGCGAGCGGGTCGCTCGCAAGCGCGGCAGGAGACTTACCCTCCGCAGTCACAACAAGCTCACGAATACCCGTGTCTGTCGTTTCCGTTTGGGCGGGGACGAGTGCAGCGATCTTGGGGGCTTTTGCCTCCAAATCTTCAATGCTGGAACCGGTGAACAGTTCCAAATACTCGCCGCTGATTCCATGTTCGTTGGCGAGTTGCAGGCGCTTGATTTCCAACCGTTCCCGGTCAAGCTCAGCCTTCGCGGTTTGCGCCTCGGCCTGTGCCTTTTCAAGTTCAGTCTTGTTTGCTGCTTCGAGTTCATCAAACCTGTCGGCTTTCGCCTTCACGTCGTTGTAGTCCTTGAACTTGTCACGCTCTCGCGTAAGTCGTTCTTTCAGGGCTGCATCGAACTCTGCCTGTGTGGTGATTGCCGTAAATTCACTCTTGTTGTCCGGCTCTGTGCCCGTCGGCTCAGTTTTTTCTGCACTCATTGTGTTTCTCCTGTACCGCGATTGCCGCTCGCGTTGGCGTAACCCCCGGAATGGGGGGAGATTATTTGGAACCTGTCAATTCCCGAACGGCAGCAGTCGCATTGGCTAGGCCTTTGCCTTGCCCAAACTGGCGTTGCGCATCCGCGTAAATGCCGTCGAAATGTTGTTGCACCTCAGCTAAGTAGTCGTTATCTGCGCCAGGAAACTTCGGGGCCACAACGCACCGGCAATGATTGTGATACCTGTTCCCCTCACCACCCGCTGTGGTTTCCGACTTATAGACGGCCCCGCGCGAGCCAAGAAGGGCGCAGAACGCACAGCAGGCCACCCGTGGGATGCGCGCCCACCCGGTGCGAACGCTGTCCCTCACGGCAGACCTAGAAATGGTGTCCCTGCCAGCGTCCGCGATCATGCGTTGAGTGAACCCTGCCAGTAGGGAGAGAATGTCGGAACCGATAAACTGTTGCGGCTGAAACAAGGGTGTGAGCGAGTAGCGGACACCGGCATCCAACTGGGCCGTGGGTGGGGTTGGCGCAAGCGCCGGTCGGAACGTTCCAGTAATCCCGGCGTTTGCCCGCAGTGTTGAGTACCAGCTCGCGGCCACCTGTGACGCCGCAGTGGTGAACGGTGCCAACAGTTCTGGGTAGGTAGCAAGCAGAGCATCCCGAAACACAATCGGGTTCGGGTCATCCAAACTCAACAGCAACGCTTTCACTTGTGCGAACGCAACCGCCGAAAGCGAATCTATGGCCTCCGAGTAGGCGTCAATTTCAGACAGCGACACCACGAGCCGCCGCCAATTCCGCAACCTGCGGGTCCGTTACCGCCGTTGCTGCCGAGGTTCGAACAGTCGTCAGAAGTGAAGTGACTTTCGCCTTATCCCTATCCACCCGCAGACGATCAATGTCCGTTTCGTCATAACCAAGTTGTTCAAGAGCCACATCAGAGTCAGCCATCCACGGCAGAACACCAATCTGTTTCACCATCGCATCCGAAGCGGACGACTTCGACGGGGTTGCTGGGTCACGGAACTTCGACCGCAGTTTCTTGAGTTCCGCAGGAACCTCCGTCAGACCATCCCGCAGCATGACCGCATCCCACCCAGACCGCACAAGCGACGACCCAAAGACACGGTTAGCGCCCTCAGCCTCCACAACCAACTCTTCTTTCGCCGCGTAGATCGCTTCCGCTGAGGCGGGGTTGTCTTGCACAATCCCCAGACTTGAAATGGGTAGGTTTTGGTCGGATGCAAAGTTTTGGGCGATCTGCCGCAAATGCGCCAAATGGGGTTCCATCGTCAACTGAGGGAACTGACCAATCTGCATCTTTGAGGCGTCTTCGTCCTCTTCCACGCCAATAGCGAGGAACCTCCCAAGTACGGCTTGCCACTTTGAGGCGGCAACACCATTCGCGTCTTGGAACGCCGACTCGTCAGCGCCCAGAAGGTACCGCTGTGGGGAGGAGTAGAACTCCGCCGAAACCTCAGTGCGCAACATTGACCTAATGGCCTGATCAGTCAACGACATAACCGTGCGCGAAATCCTTGAGTGCCCGAACGGGCGCGTCAACTCCGGCTGGTACGGCAACGGTTGTACCGCCACCCGCCCCAAAGGGTTCTTCTGCACAAACACCCGCCACGACGACGACGGTGTTTCCTTCACAACCGTGTACACCGCTTCTGGCAGGTACATCAGGAAACCATCAATGTTGCCGTCTTTATCAGTCCCCGTAATCGCAAGGTACGCGGACAGACCCCGTTTGCGCGAGTTCCAAATACCAGTCGCATACGTTGCAGCACGAATCGTCTGCAACACGTCCGGTTCACCCGACAGCACATCACCCCGCGTGGTTGTGATGAACGCTGTCGCATGAATCAGTGCCGAAGTAATGCCCTGCGGAATCTCCACATCCATGTTGTTCTCAACCAACACAGTGCCCAAATCGTATGGGTCAGCCTCATCGCCAGGAATCACATACCCGTCAAAATTGCAGCGCCGCGACAGAGTATTGACGCCTTTCGCGGGCCACCCCAAAGCTGTCTCAATGCGCGTCAACTGCGGCGGGATCGAGATACCCAAATCTTTCAGCGGCTGCTTCGCGTCGTAGTAGACAGTGCGCAGAAGGTTGCGGGGGAGCTTCGCCTCCCACTGCGCCCAAAGAAAATCAAGAATGTTCTGGTTTTGGTGGTCAAGCTGAGGAATCTGCGGTGCAGCCATCAAAACACCGTCACTTTCTGCTCACGATCACCGCGAGGTCTACGTTTAGAGGTACGAGCCGCCCACAACGCAAGCGACACAGCTTCAAGAGGTGTCTCGTCCCCGTCAGGAACAGTTGGTGACCAACCCCACGACCCGTCCGGGCCACGAAACTTCATGTCACACACCGCCACCGACCGGTCCAAAACTTGTTGACCATCGGATGCAAGGTGGGTGACTGTTACCCAGTCTGATTCTGTTTCAAGTTCATCGACTTGTTTGTTCGAGGCCAAGATGCTGTCTTTGAACATCGCGCACGCCTGAAAATAGTTCGGGGACGTTGCAACAAGTACCGCCGAGGATGACACTTTCCGGTCCCTCAGAAGTTGTGCCAAAACGCCTGACCCGGCTTTACCAGACAGAACAATCAGACCGACATCGCGCCACCGTTCGGCCAACCAATCCGCGAGGGGCGCTAACCCGTCTTCAACTGAGCCTTCGAACGCATCCACCAGTTCAACATGAAAACCTTCGTCGTGTTTTACTGCACCGCCGAGCGCAAGCCTCGACCCATCGGGGGAGAATGCGACACCGAAGAATTTGCGTGGGTTCTCCATCGACATTTCTTCAACACCAGTCGCAACCCACTGTTGTGCGCTGATCGCCCTCGACCCCGCTTGGTCTTCATCCCAAATGCCTAAAGCTTCACGACGCCATGACGCATCAGAAGGCAGATTTTTGCGCAACCTAAGCATCGATCTGAGCGGGGTGTGCAACGGGTATGACGGGTTAGCTAACGCCCACTGCTCCCGATCATCAGGGTCAGCATCATCATCAGCCGAAAATTCGACATACACAGAATCAAGGTCAACGTCTTCACCACGGGTACTGGCTTTCGCCGCCTCCAACGCTTCACGTCGGCGGGTTTTGAAAACCTCACCAGGGTCAACCGGTCTCGGCGGGGTGCCCATGAAAAACAGTAAAGCCCCTGCTGGGTGCCGTGACTGGTTCGTCGCCGCAACCATATCCTCTAGCGCCTTCTCCGTCAGAATTTGCGCCTCATCAAACACTTCAATATCGACTTCATCAAAGCCACGCCCGAAGCCGGACTCGCGAGCACCGAACATGATCACCGACCCGTTAGCGAAATGGATTTCCTGCTCACCATTCACCGCACGAATCGCCTTGATGTACGGGGCCACCGTTTTACGGCCAGCGAACCCCCGCAACGACCCAAACGTCTTAGCCGCTGTACGCGTGCGGTGCGCCGACCACAGAACCGTCAAATTTGGAAACAACGTGCACAGCGCGAACACGATGCGACCGACAAGAAACGTTTTCACAACCTGCCGGGGAATCGAAAACGTCACCCCGCCAACGGTGGCCGCGTACTCTCCCGACTCACGCTTAGCCAGCGCAATCTTCCCCATGCCGCGCTGCCACTCATCAAACTCATCGCCAAACTCAACACACCTGGCCTCAACAGCAGGCCACCCGGTCGAAACAATCCCCGAAGGAATCACCACATGACGGGCAACCTCAGATAGCTTCCGCGTTGAACGTTTCGTCAGCGACTGGGGCACTACTAGAACCCTTCTGATCTAAAGCCTCAAGGCCCTCAATCTCTTTCGCAATAATCGACAACTGCCGGTGCAAAGCAGCCTTCGCGGGACCCTTCTCATCAGGCAACGAATCAGCAATATCCCGCCGCTGCGCCCTAAGAATCTCTAGGTAGTCGCCCTTTTCCACAGCCTCAACCAAGGTCATCGGTTTCTGCTTCTTCGCAGTCGCACCGTCAGGCACCACATACAACTCAGGCTTCACTAGGTGACCTCCTAACAAAACGAAAAAAGGGACGGGGGGAGATTGGCCCT